ATATAAGAAACCCGGAAGATCCAAATTACAGATATGGGATATTTTCGCATTCTGATCCAATAGAAAGTATTATTTCAAAGATAAGAATGATTCTAGGAACCACTCAGGGACAGGTCTTAGGGGATCTTAATTTTGGAGTGGGCATTGAGGACCTTATTTTTGAAACAAGAATAAACAAACTTGAGCTGGAAGAAAAAATTAAGAAACAAGTACAACAATATATTTCTGAATCCAGCAAATTTAAAATAGAGCCTTCGGTTTCATTTGGTAAAGCAGATGGATTTGATTTCTGCGTTATCGATTTTTATATCAATGATGAAAAAGCAATAGGAGTATTAGTTAAGTAATGTTAGTTAGAGAAAATATTAACTTTGAGAGAGGAAAAAATCCAAAGGATGCTCTTGAGATAGGTATTCGAAAATCCCTTGAACAAAAGGGGGTCGAATTTGATACCACCTGGGATAAATCAGGGGAGGAAGATAAAAAAGTAAATTTGCATATTGAAAATATAGCAAAAACTGTAGAATTACTTATGAATGCAGGAGTAAATCCGGAAGATATTTCAATATCTAAATGGAACCATTTTTATGTTAGGGTTGTTAGGGTATTAGAGGGTAATGCCGTTAAATTTGAATGTCTATCTGAAGATGATGGGAAAAAACTTATTCAGGTTTTAACAGATTTAGCTATTGAAAATAGACCCCAATGGCATTTATCCTGGGATACAAAATTAGTTTATACTGATGATATTCAGGACTGGCTAAAAAATTTAAAAAAGAATCGAGAAAAATATAGTAAAATACTATGAGTATAATTAAAACTGCCCGAATCCGATTATCTGAATTATATCAGGATTCAATTAACTTTATAAAACAAACGTATGAAGATGCCGGACAATATTTTACCATGGCATCTCCTATGGGTCAGCTTCTTCAGGTTGTTCTTAATATTGGTAGGACAATCCTATATTATATTGAAGACTCCATTACTGAATTAAACATCAATACAGCTTCTCGTTCCCAAAGTGTAAAAGGACTTGCAAGCTTAACGGGTCATAATTCATCCAGAGGTGTAGCTGCTAGGGGAACTCTAAGATTATTCTATAATGGGCAGAAATTAGATATTTATGGAAACACCGCAGTTATTCCTAATTATACAAGATTGACATCAACTTATAATGGACTTACATATACAGTAGTTTTACCTGGGAATGAGGTTCGATTAGATCTTGGGTCTGTAACCAATTATGTTGATGTAAATATTGTTCAAGGCAAATTAGAATATCAGCAGTCAACAGGAACAGGGGATCCTTTACAATCATTTAATTTTCAAGCTAAAAAAGGATCCATCATAGATAATTTCTTTGTTAACATTTATGTGAATGGTAAAAAATGGGCAAAGAGAGAATCCATTCTTGATATGAATTTCAATGAAGAATCTGTTATAGTTAAAACAGGACAAACTGGCGGCATCGACGTATTCTTTGGAAATGGATATAATGGTGCTGTTCCCCCACTTGGTTCAACGATCCTTGTAGAATATTTGTTAACTGATGGGGATGCAGGAAATATTAGAACTGCTGAAGCTAAAACCACAACAAATTGGAAATTTGAAGGAAAGGGTTATTCAATTAATAGCCAAGAAATAGATCTTAATAAAATTCTTAGGGTTTCCATCCAGAAGGATGTTTTATTTGGAGCTAATGAAGAGCCAGTCTACTTAACAAGATTACTTGCTCCTCACATGTCAAGAAGTTTTGTTTTAGCTAATACCGATAACTACATCTATTTTTTACGTAAGCTTAATATGTTCACGATTGTTGATGCCATTCCTGGATTTTCAACCTTTGAAGACAGATATGCAGTGGACAAATATAATGTAGCTAAAACCACTTATGAGAATATAAGCGAACAATACAGGACTTTATTAGCAACCGTTGGTGCTTCAGCTTCTCAATCTCTTGCTAAGAAAACAGAATTAGATAATGCTCAGAATCAGCTTTATTATTGGCAGGCTCAAGTTGAAGAACAAAAGAAAGACGATAATACCGTTTATCTTTATTTAGTTCCTGATGTCAATCAAAGAATTCCTGCAAATCAGAATTATTTTACTTGCGGGCTTGATTCTTTTCAATTAACAGATCTTGAAAAGAAAGGAATTTTGGATCTAATTGAAGAAAGCGGTCAAAGAATATTAACTGTAGATAATGCTATTATGACCCTTCGTTATCCTAAGTTTGTTCTTAATGTTGCTTTAGTTATCTATGAAGGTTACGATCTTAACAACATTAGGGAGCAAATTATCTCTAAAACATCTGATTATTTCTTGAAAAATACTAGAAGGGATAGAATTCCTCAATCAGATTTAGTCAGAATAATTGAAGGCATCGATGGAGTAGACTCTGTCTCTGTCTGGTTCGATGCAGATAAAAATAATTTCCAAATTTATGGAAATGGATATGGACTTGATGATTACGGAGATATTATTCTTGAGAGATTTGTATTAGACGCATTTGGAAATAGAGTAACTGTTAAGGATATTTATCCTCTCATTAGAGGGGGATTCGAAAGTCAACTCGGGATTACCTATGATGATTCAGTTGCAAAGGATAGACTTTCAACAGTAAATATTCAATTGAGGGGAATTACCCCAGTTAACTTTAATTCCAATCAAAATAAAACTATTGTTTCTAACTTATAATGGCAACAGCAACTCAAAAACAAAACGCAGTAAGCAGTAAGAGCCAAAGATTTAGAGTTAGACCCTCTTATCTTAATTCTGCTAAACATCTTTCAGATAATTTTTTAAATCTTGGATACGGTTATCAAGGTAAAATTTTACAAAAGATGACTTCCCCCGAACTTTGGTCAAACCCAAGGCAAAAGCCTCTTTTTGCCCAACTTGAGGGAATGCTAGAATTTATACTGGAACAAGTAAAATACATCAAAAAGACTTTTTCTATAGCACACGATAAAGAAAGTATAAACATTAATTAATTATCCATGAATCATCAAAATTGGAAAATATTTGATAAAGCGGGAAGCCCTCTAAATTTATTTGCAGATTCATATTTGCCTCTTACTTTTGTTGCTACGAATACAGATGCAACGGGAGCTGCCGCTTATGCTATAACAGATCCAAGTAATTATATTGTAGGAGTTAAAGTTACAGATAGCGGATGGGAATATCCAGATGATACACAAGTAAAATTAAACTATTCTTTTTCATTTGATACGAATACTTATCCCAAAACCTTAAGCCCCTCCGAAGTTTCTATTGGATTTAAGAGTGTTCTTATTGCAGATCCAAGTTTACATCCCTCTCCAGCAATAGAGAGCGTAACCATTACTTTGCCGGATCCATCATTTCTTTATCCAGCTGTTTCTTTTAGTTCAGCGATATTCCTCAATCCTATTTCTCAAGGGCTTGTCGAAACTGAGCACTTAACGATTATCGAAGAATCTTCAACAGGAGCTTTAATTAGGCCTTATGATCCTATTAACCCCTATTTAATCTTTAGATTTACTGATGGAGATCCTGAAATTAAATTATTTGAAATTGATGAAGAAAATCAGCTTGTGGAATGGGCTGATGAGATCATAATTGATACAACTGAATATGCGGAAAAAACAGGATTAATGATTAATGTTGGATTCCGTGCAGAAACAGAAGGGGTTTTTGAAAGAAGACTTAGAGTATTCCATAAAGTAGGAAATACAGAATACCTTATTTATGAAATATTGGTTAATGCTGAATCGGTTGGACCCGATGAAAGATTTGATACCCTTATAACTAATTTTGGATTACCAAGTCCTAAAGCTAATCATACTCTTTTTAAAGAAGCAGATATAAATGAGGATCTTCCTGACTGGAAGCTTTTGAATTATAAAGCAAAACACATTATCCTGGAACATGATAAAATCATGCCTTATATTGGAACTTATAAAGGTCTTATCAATGCAATAAAATGGCTTGGATATGAAGATATTCAGGTTAAAGAGTGGTTTAAAAATGTTAAAGATGGACAAAAACTTTCTCTTACAGTTCCTTATGATGCTGCTGATAGAACAAAAACCCTTCTTTATTTTTCCCCAGATGAAAGAAGAAATTTAAAGAAATTAAATCAATTGTCACTTGTTTACTGTTTAACTAGGGAAACTGGGCAAATTGATCAATGGGGTAATCCTATTGTTGAGGAATGCTATAATTATAATATTAATGAAATTTTTATCAAATTATATGCTCTTAAACAGTGGCTTGAAAGATGGATTATTGGAGTAAATGCCAGGATTACAGATATTACAGGCGAGGGGGTTTATTTTGAAAGATTTAGAAATCTTGTTTATGGAACTAATACAATAGGGTCTGAAGCTATTTTTGAGCAATCTATTTCTCCAGACACCCTAGATGAAAGTTCAGAATTAATCCGAGGAGATGCAAGTATTAGATTAACTTTGGAGGAATTGAAAAAAATGCCAATCGAGGCACTACAAGTAAGATTCAAAGATTTATTGAAATATTGTTGGGATCCTTCAAATGGGCAATTTTCTTTGGTGGATGCGTCTTTATATTGGTATGACCCATCTACAGTTCTCGTAGGATCGACATTCCAATTTCCTTTTATTGATTTATTTGATATTCAATGGAGAGCTTCTGTAGAAAAAACTGATGCAGGAACTATTATAGACAAATTAGTAACAAAACCATTATTCGTTTATGAAAATGATCTTCGTTTTTATAATATTTTGGATTCCTCTTCTCAATTTTATGACGTTTCATCGAATTTAAATATACTTCTTGAAAATGCTATTTTAAGAGATCCTTCGAATGATGATTGGGCTTCTTCTAAAGCTTATGAAATTTATCCAGATCCATCTGGATTAGGATATTATTGGATGGAAAGCTCCTCGGGCTTAGATTTATTTAAGTTTAATTCCTATGTTAATTTAA